GCTTCTGCTAAGGCAGCTTCTACACAAGTTACATTGATTGCAGCTACTGAGTCAGAAGTTACAATCTCTATCAACAAGCACTACGAGTACTCACGTTTGATTGAGGACATCGTCGAAGCCCAAGCATTGTCTAGCCTCCGTCAGTTCTACACTGATGATGCTGGTTACTCTTTGGGTCGTCAAGTTGATACTGACTTGGTGAACTTGGGTCAACAGTTCAATGTTTCAACAGCTGGTGCTGGTAACTTCCGCTACGCTGGTGCTTTCATTGGTGGTGATGGCTCTACAGCCTTTGACTACACAGCTAACACCAATGCTGGTAATGCTTCAGCTTTGACAGCTGCTGGTATTCGTCGTACAATTCAGCGTCTTGATGACAGCGATGTTCCTATGGACAACCGCTTCTTCTTGATTCCCCCAAATGTACGTAACACTATCCTCGGTTTGACTGAGTTCACAACCTTCAACAGCGTTGGTGAAGCTGGTTCTGCTAACAGCATCCGTAACGGCATGATTGGTGACATCTACGGTGTTCCAGTCTACGTTTCGTCCAATGCTGGCACAGCTAAGTCTGCTGCTGATGGTTCCGGTACTAGCTTGGGTCGTGTGTGCTTGATGGCTCACAAAGACTCTATGGTTCTGGTTGAGCAAGTTGGTGTCCGTTCACAGACTCAGTACAAACAAGAGTACCTCGGTACATTGTTCACAGCTGATACTTTGTACGGTTGCGCTGAGCTGCGTAACTACGGTGGCGTTGCCCTCGTGGTTCCCGTCTAAGTAGATTAATCAGGTTCCCTGTACTCACGAGGTATAGGGAGCCTTTTTAATGTATTACTCTTTAGTACATCAGAAAGGTAACAGCAAATGAAATTTAAATGTATTCAATCTGGTAACACAGTAGAGTTCTTCCAAGAGCATGAGATTCTAGAGATGCGTAAACATACTGGCTACACTGAAGTAGTAGAAGTAGTTGAAGCTCCTAAAGCAACTAAGAAAACAGTAGTAAAGCAAGATGAAACCAGTATCGACGGGTAATGTTCTTACTGCTGCAACGCAGACTACTGTTTATACAGTACCTACTGGTTATTATGCTAAATGGAATCTTTGTTACGTTGTAAACCATTCAGGTAATAATAAATACATTGATGTTGTGTGGTATGACGCAAGTACAGCAACTGAGATTTTCGTATTAGATAACTATGTGTTAACTGCTACTCAGTTTATTAAATTTAATGATGGTGCTTATATTGTTCTTGAAGAGGGCGATCAAGTTCGAGCAACGTCTGAGACTGGCTCCACAATGAATGTTATCAACACGTTTGAGTTATACAGAAAAGGTGAATAAGCATTATGGCAACTGTTGAAGACCTTTATAGACAAGTACTTGGTCGTGAACCAGATCCTGCGGGTTTGGCTTTCTGGCAGAGTGCCTTTGGTGGTTCTGTAGATCCTGCTGAACAAGCTTCTTTCATGCAGTCAGTGCAGAGTGTTCTAGCATCTGCTCCTGCAGCACAACAAGCTACTTTAGCACCTAAACTTGTTGCTGAGGCTACTGCTACAGGTGTTCCTGTAACTACTGTTGCTGCTTCTGTACCTCCTCCTGCTGCTCCTGCTGCTCCTGTCAATCCTACAGTTAAACTTTATCAAGATACTTTAGGTAGAACACCAACTCAAGAAGAAATTGATAGTTGGAATTTTGGCGATACTATTGATGCTGGAGAACTTGACAGATTCCTTGGTGCTGCACGAAATGAAGCTGTTAATACTATGCCCACAACAGGTGCAGTAGGAAAAATAGCTAGTGAGATTCTGGCTCAAGGAACTACCGATAAGTGGGGTGGTGAAGGTTTTGGTTCTGCCACAAAGAATGCCTATGACATGGGTGTAATGTTGGCTGGTCAAGGTCTTACTAGTATCAATGACTTTGGTCAACGCACTACTGCTGATGGCAAAAATGAGTTTTACAATAAAGCCACAGGAGAAGCAATAAAGCCTTACTACGATAAAGCTGCAAAGGTTGGCCCTGATGTTTGGGGAGGAACTTTTGCTGGTAAAGACTCTACTGCTTATGGTGTTCAGTTTGATGCTGCTGGTAAACCTCTATTTTATTCCCAATATGGTGGTGATAGTGCTGATGTACCAAGTTGGGTACAACCAGCTTTATCATTAGCTGCTGCATATTTTGCACCGGGCTTAGGTAATGCCTTACTAGGTGCTGGAGCTAGTCAAGTGGCTGCTGGAGCCTTGGGTGGTGGATTACTTGGTGGAGGTCTTGCAGCTGTTACAGGACAAGACGTACTTAAAGGTGCTTTGACAGGTGGTATTGGTGGAGCTATTGCAGGTTACTTCAGCCCTTCCACAGGACAGATTACAAGTACTCCAGTATCTGCTGATTCAGTTCCATTTACACAGGCTGACTATAGTTTAGCTACTGGAACTCAGTTTAACCCATTGACTGATATGGGTGGAGCACAGGGCTTACAAGTTGGAACTTCAGCTAATTTAGCTAACATGGGTGGTGCTCAAGGACTAACATTAAACCTTGGCCCTGCATCAACTACACTTGCCAATGCTCTGTCTACATTTGGTGGTATGAATCCAGCTAACCTAGACGCTATGGGTGGAGCACAAGGATTGACATATCAAACACCTACAGGCTTAGTTACTCAAGGTGGTGTTATTCCTACTGGTGGCATGACAGGTAACAACAATGTTATTGGTGAGACAGGTATCAACACAGCTTATAACATTGGTAATGGTATTGGTGACGCATTAGCTGCAGTTGATACTGGTGTTTATAACCCAACTGGAGGCTTATTGTCTTCAACTGTAACTGGTATCAATCCTGATGGTACTCCTGTAACACCTACTACAACAACAACACCTCCTATTGATATTACAAAGATACCTCCTTCGTTAATTACTGCAATCTTAGGAGGAGTAGTAGCACCTAAGGTACTTAATCCAACTACACCAACTCCAACGGGTGTAGGTGCATTACCCACTCAAGGTGTACCTTTGAACACTGCAGACTACTACAGAGCTATTCAACAAAACTATAACAGATTACTTCCAGCAGTGCCTCGTGATGTTGCTACTCCGCTGGCACAATGGTACAACTCTACATACGGAGCTTAAATGACAACGATCATTACAAAGAATAGCAGTACATCATCTGCTACACCTGCAGCTGGAGACTTAGTTAAAGGTGAGTTAGCCATTAACGTAACAGATAAGAAGCTGTACACCAAAGATAACTCAAGTACAGTTGTTAGGATTGTAGGCTCTTTAGGTAATCAAGAAGCTTCAGCAGCTGCCATTACAGGTGGCACTGTAGCTGGAGTAGCTCAGACTGGTGGTACAATTAACAATACTCCCATTGGTGGCACTACAGCTGCAGCTATCACAGGTACAACAGTAACTGCAACGACAGGCTTTGTAGGTGCTATCACAGGAGCTGTGACTGGTAACGTAACTGGTAACGTGACTGGCAACGTCACAGGTAATGTCACAGGTAACTTAACAGGTAACGTAACAGCCTCTTCAGGTACTTCATCGTTCAATGATGTCACCATTAACGGTGGCTTGAACATGAATGCTGGTACTTCAGCTACCATTACTAACCTTACATCTCCAACTAACTCAGGTGATGCAGCCACTAAAGGTTATGTAGATACAGCTATTAGTAATCTTGTTGATGGTGCTCCAGCAGCACTGGATACCTTGAATGAACTTGCTGCAGCCTTGAATGATGATGCTTCATTCTCCACCACTGTCACTAACTCTATTGCTGCTAAGCTTCCCTTAGCTGGTGGCACGATGAGTGGTGCTATTGCAATGGGTACGTCTAAGATTACTGGCTTAGGTACTCCAACTGCAGGTACTGATGCTACAACTAAGACCTACGTAGATGGTGTTGGTGATGCTAAGTTAGCCTTGGCAGGTGGAACTATGACAGGTAACATTGTCATGGGTGCTAACAAGGTTACAAGTACAGCTACACCAACAGCCAATGATGACTTGACTCGTAAAGCTTACGTTGATAGTATCTTAGGTAGTGCAACATCAGCAGCTACATCAGCTTCAGCTGCAGCAACTTCAGAGACTAATGCTGGTAACTCAGCCTCTGCAGCTTCATCATCGGCCTCTGCAGCCAGTGCTTCAGCAAGTTCAGCTGCAGCATCCTATGATTCCTTTGATGATCGCTACTTAGGCCCTAAGTCTTCAGCTCCATCAGTGGACAATGATGGTAATACACTGTTAACAGGTGCTTTGTACTGGAACAACTCAGTCAATACTCTGTATGTGTGGACAGGATCGGCTTGGACTCAGGCGGCATTTACTGCCTCTGGCTTTGCTACTTTGACAGGCGTTGAAACCCTGACAAATAAGACTATCACCTTTGCTGACAATACGCTAACCAATGTTGCAAGCCTTAACACAGCACAGACATTCACGGCTACTAAGACTTTCTCAGGTTCATCATCAGCTACTGCCATTGTTCTTAACGATGCAGCAGAGGTAGCAACAGTATCAGCAACTGCGGCTACTGGCACGATTAATTACGACATTACAACTCAGTCTGTTTTGTATTACACAAGTAATGCAAGTGCTAACTGGACAGTTAACTTCAGAGGCTCTAGCGGTACATCGTTGAATACTTTAATGAGTACAGGTCAATCAATGACTGTAGCTTTCTTGGTTACTCAAGGTGCTACTGCTTACTACAACTCTGCTGTGCAAGTTGATGGCACTACATCAGGTGTTACGACACGTTGGCTAGGTGGTGCGCCTACTGCGGGTAACGCTAGTGGCATTGATAGTTATAGATTTCTTTTACTGAAAACTGGAAGTGCAACCTTTACAATTCTTGCTTCTGTAACTCAATTCAAAGCCTAATGAACACCGCTTACGTTTATACGCTGACAGACCCTAGAAATGGGATGCCCTTTTATGTTGGTAAGGGTGTGGGTAGACGTTGCCATTTTCATGCTTGGGAGGCTAAGAATTCTGACAAGCCAACATATAAGCTGAACAAGATTCGTAAGATTCAAAGTCTTGGTTTAGACATTGTTGTGAGTAAAGTTGAGGAAAATGTAAGCCATGAGCAAGCTAAAGAACTTGAATGTTTCTTGATTGCTGAAATGCGTGAGTTTGGAATTGACTTAACAAACTTGACTGATGGTGGCGATGGTCGTGCGGGATATGTTGCTAGTCAAGAAACTATTGCCAAAACTAGACATGAGTGGACTGATGAGCAAAAGCAAAGGATTAGTGAATCGCTTAAAGGTAGAAGCAATCCTTGTACTGAGCAACGAAGACAAGCAATCATTGCCGGAACAACTGGCGTAAAGAAATCAACAACAATCAATATGCGTAAGCCAAAGCGTAAAGAACAATGCCCACATTGCGGAATAATGGCAAGTGGCGGTAACTTGGCTAAGTGGCACATGAATAACTGCAAGAGCAAGGAATAACAATGCCTTTACAATCGACAAGTGGAGCAGCAAGCTATGACGCATTTGGGGGCGGCACTGTTGCCAAAATAAAATATATAGAAGACTATTTTTCTACGTTCTTGTATTCTGGTGCAGGAACAACACAAGTTATAAACAATGGTATTGACCTGTCTACTAATGGTGGATTGGTCTGGTTAAAAGACCGTGGGAACGTAGGTAGTCATCGACTTGTTGATACAGTAAGAGGAAATAGAAGCACTCTTTTTTCTGAAAGCACCAGCGCAGCAGTTACTCGTAGTGATGACGTTAGTTGTGATGTAAGTTCATTTAATACTAATGGATTTACTGCTGGCAATTTTATGAACCAAGCCAGCAACAATTACGTTTCGTGGTCTTGGGCAAAAGCACCAAAGTTCTTTGATGTTGTGACTTATACAGGCAATGGCACAGCGGGGCGTACTGTTGCACATAACTTAGGTTCTGTGCCGGGTTGCATAATTATTAAAAAAACAAGTGGGGTTGAAAGTTGGGCTGTGTATCACCGCAGTTTGGGGACAGCGCAAGCTCTACGCTTGAACCTTACCAATGCAGCAAGTTCGCCTTACTGGAACGGAACATCTCCTACGAGCACGGTGTTTACAGTTGACAATAGCGGAGAGGTGAACGACAACGGGGCAACTTATGTTGCTTATGTGTTCGCCCATGACGCAGGAGGCTTTGGCCTAACTGGTACAGACAATGTGATTAGCTGTGGGAGTTATGTCGGAGATGGTTCTGGAAATGCGGTTGTTAATCTTGGATATGAGCCACAGTTTTTGTTAGTAAAACTAGCACAAGATTTTGCTGAAGAGTGGAGAATATTTGATACTATGCGTGGTTGGGATAATAGTACATCGCAAGGCTCTGCCAAGCAACTTGTTCCAAATACATCTGCCGCAGAAACAACAAGAGGTGGATGGAAACCAACTGCAACTGGATTTGAGGTAACTAGTCAATCTAGTGGATTAAAAGTCATCTACATAGCCATTCGTAGAGGCCCAATGAAAGTGCCTACTGTGGGGACTAGTGTGTTTGCGCCTGTTGCATACACTGGGGATGGAACGAATAATAGGGCAATTACCACAGGTTTTGTATCTGACATGGTATGGTGGAAAGGCCGAAGTAACGGAACTGATTGGAAAGATGCAACTCTTTTAATTGGCACAGGAAGGGCTTTGACACAAAACACTACTGATGCTGAAGGGTCTGTTGCGGGTTACTACATCAACACATACAACAATACTGGTTTTACTTATGGCACAAGTGACGCTTCATACAACACAAGCACGTGGACTTATGTAGTTGAAGGTTTTAAACGTGCTCCATCGTTTTTTGATGTGGTTTGCTATACAGGGACGGGTTCTGCAAGAACTGTGACGCATAACTTACAGGCCGTACCTGAGTTGATGATTGTGAAGAAACGTAGTGCAACAGGTGCTGGCAGTGTTTATAGCGCCGCCATAGGAAATACACAGCAATTGGAGTTATTTTCTAGTTCTGGTAATTCGGCGGCTTTTGTAGATACTACGCAATGGAACTCTACAACTCCAACATCTACCGTATTTACAGTAGGTACAAATGGGGCGGTAAACGGATCAGGCGCTACTTATGTAGCCTACCTATTTGCAACCTGCGCTGGTGTTTCCAAGTGCTTCAATTACACAGGCAATGGCTCATCACAGACAATTAACTGTGGCTTCACAGGTGGGGCGAGGTGGATTCTCATTAAGCGCACCGACTCTACAGGGGACTGGTATTGTTGGGATTCGGCTAGAGGAATTGTGAGTGGGAATGACCCGCACCTTAGCCTTAATTCAACAGCCGCTGAAGTC